TTTATTATAGTTTCTTTATTATCAATTTTTTTCGCCATAGTCTCCATCATATTTATGTAATGATTCTGCTTTTGCTATAGCTAAATGAGCAAATCTAGTATTAGGTTTAACCGTTGTTTCTCCCCCAATATTATATAAAGTTGCTCCTGCATAATCTTTAAAGCCCGAATCATAAATTGAACTAATAATTAAAACACCGTTTCTATTAAAAGTGCTTCTGCCAAGAATAATTGCAATTTCGCCCTCTGCTATTTCTACATGTTGTTTAGACTGAATTTCATAACAAGCACCCTGATCTAAAACAAAGTTACCATTTTCATCGACTTTTTGTTCTATTGATTTTCTATGTTCTTTTTTACCTTCATCTATATGCATTGGACCTCGACCAATTTTAAAAACCTTATCGACTCGTAAATCAACAGTATTTGGTTGAATCATTGTATCATCGATATTTGTTACCTCAGTAGAGGCATTCACGGGATGTATAAACATTATTCTCCAAAATGATAGGGATTTTCTTTTGTTTCAAAATTCCATTGTTTTACTAAACCACCTATTTCATAATCTAATTCCCACATTGTATTTGCGGGCACTGGAATAGAGTTTTCAAACTTAGTAGAAGAAAAGGATGACCCTTCACTAAACAAAGGACTAATTTCATTACGAAATATAAACATACTACTATCGTGATGCATCATGCATGCAAATGTACCATCTGCTTCACTTATTTTAGCATTAAATCTTTTAAGAGGACTTTTTTTCAAATCATCTAATGTAATATCAAACAACCATTCTGTATCCCAATCACCTTCAAATTTTCCTTCTTTAATAATACCATTATGCCACAAATAAGATTTTCCTTTCACAGCTGGATGAATAAATCTGCCTATTGCTAAATCAGTATTATTAACTTCTTTTGATGTGGGCGCTTGTTGATGAACAACACAATAATCCCATTCACCATCTAAGTGTTTTACATCTAAAGGACCATATGATTTAATCTGTTCTTTAAGATACAAACCATTGGCGTCGGGATCTAGATCTTCGTGATATAAAAACTGTGAAACCGAATGTGATTCTTCACCTCGATATCTATTAAGTTCTACTAATTTTAATAAAACTTCTTTGCTCTTACTTGCGGAAATACTACACATGCCAGTTTATCTCCTTTTGATATTGAATAGGATCCGGATCTTTAATATTCATAAATGCCTTAATACGTTCACTACATGAAGGACATGTCCCACAACTTTTTCCTTCTTCATCCGGATCGTAACATGTTAAAGTGTGTACTAATAAATGGTATGTTCTTAATTCTTTACAAATTTTAAGTTCTTCTGTTTTACTTAATAAAGAGAACGGTGCAATAATTTGTGTCTTGAATGTTCTATTTAGTACTGTGATGCCATTTAACGCATCTACAAAAGCTTGACTAGTATCCCAATAACCATATTCATCATGAACTTGAAGACCGCAAAAAATATATTCCGCCTTTACCACTTCTGCAAAAGCACAAGCATTACTCAATAACATCATATTCCTAAATGGAACATATGTTACGGGTTGAGGATCTCCTAATACTTCTTTAATGTCGGGCATATCAATATCAGTGCCAGATATATTTGCACTAATAGGTTGAACTAATTCTCCAAAATAACCAATATCTAATTGTTTATGTGCCACACCTAATTCTTGACACAATTCTTTTGCTTTTCCACATTCAGCTACTTGTTTTTGTCCGTAATTAAATGTTAAAGCAAATACTTTTTCTGGTCCATAATGTTTGGCCAACAGCATTGTAACAATAGAACTATCCATGCCACCTGATAATATAACAGCAACATTATTTTCAATCTTTGGGAGTTTATCTCTGGCTTCACGTAAATCCATATTAACCTTCTTCAACATTCTTGATTAATCTTTCAAGATACCATTTTGATTTTTTCAAATCTTCTAATTGCTTTTCTTTATTTTCATAACCTTTTTCCGTTTTCTTACCAGCTCGTAATACATACTTAACAATATTACCACGATGAAAATTTAAATCAAACGCTTCTATAACATCAATTGCTTCTAAGTTAGTATTACTATGATAATGGTCGGGATCTATTTTACTTGCCATGTGTACCTGAATATGTAGAATATTTGTAATAATCCAAATCCTTTGGATATTTTCTTTCGGGAAACTTAGCAGAACGCCTTTCGGCGTTAAAGCCAATTCCTGTAACAATTTCTCTGAAGGTATCAACATTATAATATAAAAGATCTAAATTAATATCTTCTTCTTTCATATCATAAACGGAATCAAATGTTGATTTCGGTTTTTGTGTCAATCCATGAATACCTGCATAAGGAGTACCATCTAATGCTGACATCACCGGATTAGAAGTATCTATACTATGAATCCATTTATAATTTCTATAATGCGCGAACTCTCTTGCTTGCCAGGTTCCCAATAAATGATGTTTTAAACTTTTATTAATACATTCGTAATGCATTTTTTCAAGTAATTTAATTCTTTCATTTGCTTGAAGAGTTGGATCCTTATCGATCCAAGAATATACAAATGGAATACCAATTATAGGAAATCCAAACTTCATAAATTCATTATAACATTCAATCATTTCATCTGGTGTAGAACCTTGAATAACAGGCATACCATGAATGACAGTGTCGGGATAAGCATCAACAAATTCAAAAGACCTTTCCAATGTTCTTTTTTTATCTCCAAGAACATCTGGTAAGACAACATAATCTGGTTCTAACCTTGTGAACCATTCATAAAGAATATCATTATCTAATGATTCTCCTAATTCAAAACAACTATTATCAAGATAAGTAAATTCTCCACACCCTGCAAATTCACAAACCATCTCTGCATAATCTTTATCTTCTAGAATTTTGTGAAGTAATACAAATTGATAATCGCTAATAAAATCTTGATGTTCATCTATTAAACATCTGGGAATTTCATGTGAAATATATGTCATATTAAGCCATTAAAGAGCGGCATCCTGCTAAGAATTCTTGACGTTGGGCACCACCTTCAAAAACCCCTGACGCTGAGAATGTAGCAGTTGTAGATCTAAGATCTTGAATGCCTCGTGATTTAACACAGAAATGTGCACCATCTATTTGAACTGCAACATCTTCTGTTCCGGCAACAAATGCAATTGCTGCCCTAATTTGTTCAGTAAGTCTTTCCTGAACTTGAGGACGTTTTGAAAAGAATTGAACAATTCGATTCAGCTTAGATAGCCCTAAAACATATTTGTCTGGGAGATAAGCGACGCTAGCAACACCATCAATAACAATAAAGTGATGCTCACAATAGGATTGAACATTGATATTTCTCTCTAATACAAATGAACCTTTATAGTTCATCTTATTTTCAATTTTTGTACATTTAGGAAATCTATCATAATCAAGACCCCAAAAAATTTCATTCACAAACATCTGTGCTACTCTTTTGGGTGTATCTTGTAATGAATCATCTTTAAGATCTAATCCTAATGATGTCATAATCTCCGTCATGTTTTCTTTGATAGATTCAATTGCTGCCTCACTATCATAATTTTTTCGAACTTGTGTCATAGGTGTTTCTAAACCAAGACTTTCCAAGTGTTCACTTACTAATTGACCCAACTCCGGATCGCATTTTCTTCGTGCTTCCATGTGCTCCTATAATTTATTATTTAATAGTATTATTATACGATATATTCAACAAAATGTCAAGTATTTTTTTAAGAATTTATTGTTTGGAGGATCTTCTCAATTTGTGTTCGAGAAGCATTTGGATAGATAGGAACTTTAAATTGTTTTTTTAGATCATCGACGTCTGAGCGATCTATATTTGAGTTTGTGACATAAATTGAAATTAACTTTACTTTTTCCATAGTAATTTCGTTATATTCATAATCACCTACTGCAATCATATCAAACATCATATCTGAAACAGCTTCTTTATACTTCTTATTTTTCAGAAGCTTTTCCATTCCATCCAAATAGTTTTTAATGAGGGTAGCTTTTTGTCGTCCATCTAATTCAGTCCGCAATATATTTTCAGGATAATTGTTATCAGAAAAAGATAAAGGGCTATCAGGTTTGATTCCTAATTTCTTTTTAAAAATTTCATGGACTAATTTTCTGAATTCGGATTGAAGGCCTTTTAATTCGTCTTCAAACTCCTGTTCTTCAATGGTATCATCATTTAGCATTATAACACGTCTACCACCTCTTAATATTTCGGTATACATGTCTTGATTGAATTGACCTGTTACATTTCCTTTCACATGCAATAACAAACCACCAGGTCTATCTTCATCATCTATTCCACCTTTCCAAAAATCTGAATTAGATTGCATTTGGGTAAAAGTAGAAATTTGTTTAGCTCTTCCTTGAACCTTAGGAAATTTATTTTTTAAATCACTTAATCCAATTGCGTGAAGAGCTTCTTTTTCTGTAAGTTCAAATATTCTTTTAAATAATGGTCCTGATAAAATGATTGGTGGGCTTTCAAAACTACGTATCATAGAGACTTCATTTTGTCCATGATACGCATTTGATACCAAACCTGTTACTTCAGCGAATGCTTTCATGCCTGTGAGGTCCGGAGATCATCATCCAATTGAAGAAGTGATATTTTGCCTTTTTCTGCAAGATATAATCTATTTTTCCAATGTTCATCTTTTACATCATCTTTATTTTGGCCCCAATAACCAACAGCGTATCCATTCTCACACATCCATTTGTTAACGTTAGTCCAACCACCATGCTCTCCTTCTGCATTACAGTTTACCCAGACTTCGCCTAAAATTCTTCCGAACTTTCCACGACTGTCTGCTTCAGGACATCTAATTTCAATATCAATATCATCTCTGTCTGACATTACAGCCCAGTGTACCCATGATTTAAGTGCTTCTTTACTAAGTAAACCATATACCTTTTCATTTTTATGTCTCGTTCTAGACTCTGGAGTATCCATGCCCAATAATCGAACACGACTATGAAACAATACATCAAATCCTAAATCGAAACAACAATCTATTGTATCTCCATCTACTACTTTTGATACTGCTTTAACACGATATACAAATTCGCAAGGTTCTTCATTTTTATATTCAGCCATTTTTCCTTTCTATAATCCTAGCACCGATTCATTCAGTTGGATTGAAGGGCTGCTTTGTTTAAGCGCAACCCTAAAAGCTCAATTAATTTAATTCTTCTCTACAAATTCGTAGAGTTCGTTTGCCTTCTTCTTAATATCATCAATAGTATAAGATTTTGGCTGGAGGTTATTCCATAACTCCATGTTTGCTTCACCATTTTCTTTTGCTAGATCCCAAGCTTGGTAAAAAAAGTCTTTGGTTTCTTCTTGTCGATCTTGGAGATAGCCCTGTGCCATTTCCAAAAGTCGAAATCTTAATTCATATGGATTAGACATATTGTCCTTTCTATGTGTGTGTTGTGTGTAGCTGACCGTGCTTCTGTTCCCAAGTGACGGCCACAACTCGGCTATAGTCTATGCAGCAAGTGCGTAAGAATATGCAGTATAATCGTCATTGTTTGCGATTAAGTTTTTTTGATTGTAGGTAATCACCCTTAAGGTCTCCTTAATCCCTTCACTCTCAGTCGAATACCGTTACGCCCCCATCAACAAACTACAAGTCAATCCCACAAATCTGCATCCCAATCTTTCTTGAAATGTTCGTGGCGCTTTCCTTTAGGTTTATTCTTAGCAGCACGTTTGCGTTTTTCTTCATCCGAAATTAGCACGTGCCTTCTATTGTTACCAAAACCTGTAAGATCATAATCTCTAGGACTATAAAATTTTGACATATAATCTCTTGGTGGAGGCGGTGGGAATCGAACCCACGTCCTGATAAGCTATCAAATTATATCAACAACCTTATCTGTATTTATATTAATATTAATCGTATATGAAAATAGGTTCTAATGGATGCTGGTATTCAAAAGGATCATCATAGGGATGTGTATTAAACCAGGATTTATCAATCTCATTTTTCATTATTATATCATATACTAATTTACCAAATTTTAAATTTTTATCTGGTGTCATGTGATTATCTAATTGATTACCAGTATCATCAAGGCCTACAATATGTCCTACAGGAATTTTTACATAATCAAAATTTTCACTATCTAAAGATTCAAATTTTATTTTGTGTAAAAAATCAGTTGAATTTATATTGAAGTTTTTATAAGTTCCTAGATAATGGTCTAAACTAAAACAAGTAAATACTACAAATCTTATCTTTTTAAAATTTAAAGATAACAAATGTAAAAAAGATATATTCTTAACATTCTCATATAAAAACATAGGCCCTAATGTTTGTGCTATAAGTTTTGTTTCCTTTTTATAATCATTTAAGTAAGACTGATCCTGTACTCCAGGCCAAGGATCATCTTTATTATCTGGCTCAAATGGGTGTTTCCAATCTTTATCATCCTCTGCTATTCTAAAAACCCCTGTAACATGTTCATTATTCCTTACAAAAGGAAACTCCAGTCTCTTCTGATCAGATAACAGAATAATAATTGTATCATCATCTTTAATGGAACTATTTTCTAAATCTGCAATTAATAAATCTAAAGAAAAATTAGGCCCACTACCCGATTCTGCTTTAACATTAATTTCTTCTTTTTTTAATCTTGATAGTTCCGCAGGCCATGTTTTATCATGATTACAAATTACTCCAAAACTATCACCATAAATGTGTATTGTCATATCAATCGTAAATGAAAAGTGGTGCTGGTGGTTCCGATCCTTGATGTTCTGCATAAGGATCATCATATGCTTTATAAACAAACCAGCTAGTATCGGGTGTATTATTATTTAATATGTCATTACAAAAGATACCAAATTTTTCGTTTTGTTCTACAGTCATATGGTTATTCAACATTTCATCACCATCATATGTACCGGCCATATATGAAACCGGAGTTGATACATAATAAAAATTAGATGAATTTAATTCTTCAAAATCTAAATCATATAACAGTTTTGTAGATGTAATATTAAAATTTTTATATCTGGAAGTAAAATGATTAAGACTAAAACAAGTAAATACTAAAAAATTTATTCCTTTAAACTGTTGAGATAATAAATGTAGGAATGTTATATTCTTAACGTTCTCATATAAAAACATGGGCCCTAATGATTGTGCCATTGTTCTTATTTCATATTCATATTTCTTATATCTATATTTGTCAAAAGATGGCGTGCCACCTTTAAGGTGCTTTACAATTTCTTCTGGAATATCCTCTGCTAATAAAAAAATACCATCTGCTAACCATTCATTTTCTAACCAAGGAAACTCCATTCTCTTCTGATCGGATAGTAAAAATATTACACTATCCTTATTTTTTATCTTTGAAGTTTCCAAATCATTAATTAATTTTCTTAAGCTCCAATTTGGACCGGTCCCTCCAGACCCATTAATTTTTACTTCCTCTTCTCTAATAAATTCAAGCTTTGCAGGCCAAGTACCATCACCGTGTGTTTCACCAAAGCTATCTGAGTATACATGTATCATAATAATTCTCTGCTTTTCTCTTTCATTTTTTCCAAACACTCTAAAAATTCTTTCGAACAAAAATGACCTTGTTGATTAAATTCTCCAATAAATTCATCAAGTAGTGAATACGCTATAGTATAAACATTCATTGCTCTGGATAAGTGGGTCCACATTCCTTCTGACCCTATATGAAAATAACTCTTAGATAATAACTCAATATTTTTTTCATAATTATAATCCTCTAATTCAACAAACTCCAATCTATCAGAAAGTCCTGTCATATTACTGATAAGATTTTTAAAAGCGTCTATCTGTGCATTAGTAAGAATTTTATGACTCTGACCAAAATGAAGTTTTTCTGGGTGATAAAGTAGATACGTAATATATTTTTTCTTAACGAATTTTTCATAACGCACAGGCCAATATTTTGCATCTCTAAGTAATGTATCATTAAAAGATCGATACATTTCATTCTCAACATTTTTCATAAATCCTTCAAAGTGATCGCTATGTTCATTAAGTAATTCAACGCTATCTTCTAAAAATGGATTGTTCGGTCTTTCAAGATGTAAAAAATCTATTACTTCAAACAAATTATTAAA